CGCCTATTGCTCCTCCCTGACCCGTGTGCCAGATACCCTCGACCTGTCGAGTTGTACGAATATGTCAGACATGTTCGCCTATTGCCTCTCCCTGACCCGTGTGCCAGATACCCTCGACCTGTCGAGTTGTACGAATACGTCATCCATGTTCGCTGGCTGCCTCTCCCTGACCCGTCTGCCAGATATCCTCGACCTGTCGAGTTGTAAGAAAATGTCATCCATGTTCGACAATTGCCTCTCCCTGACCCGTGTGCCAGATACCCTCGACCTGTCGAGTTGTACGAATATGTCAGACATGTTCTACAATTGCCTCTCCCTGACCCGTCTGCCGCAGATGATAATTGCCACGGCATCGGGTGCATTGGTCGCACCAAGTTTCGAATATTCAACTCGGGTAAATGCTGACTATAAGGATACAGTCGCCACATTTGACGGCGGTGGTGTGGTCAATGGCGGCATGGTGTATAATCTCGCAACCGTCACGAAAGCCCGTGCCCTGACACTCAACAGCATTATCAAGAAGCTCTTTACTGGCGCAGAACAGACCGCTATTGCAAACAACTTGACTGGGAAAAACTGGTCGCTCGTGTGGTGAGGTGAGGTATGATTACGGAAACAATCAACGGGATTCGCAGGATAAAGGCCGCGCCTAACGGAACGGATTGGCCAATTCGTTTAAGGATGCGACACAAGGGGGGTAACATGAGCAAAATGATCAACTTCGCCCGGCTGCAGGTCGGCCTGCCCTATGTGTTCGGCTCGTCCGGGCCGACCAGTTACGACTGCTCGGGCCTTACCAAACGCGCGGCGGCGCAAATCGGGCTGGACCTGTACCACGGCGCGACCACGGTCTGGACGCCGACTGTGTACCCGGACGCTTGGGAAGAGGTCGCGACATGATACCCGTGGGCGCGTTCCTGTCCGGCGTGAAGGCGATCATGGACAGCCGCCCGACCTATGAATTGGGGCAGGACGGACGCGCCGGGAAATGCGACTGTATCGGGCTCATCATCGGAGCAATCCGGCGGGCGGGCGGCGAATGGCGCGGGACGCACGGGAGCAACTGGGCGGCGCGGAACGCGATGGTGAGCCTGACCGAGCATCCGCGCCTTGAGCCGGGGGCGGTGATGTACAAGGCGCACGACCCCGGCGGGCGGGGCTATGCTCTGCCTGACACATACAAGGCGCATCCCGACCAGCGCGATTACTACCATGTCGGCGTTGTCCTGTCCGCATCGCCGCTTCGCATCGCGCATTGCACATCCTGGGGCGGCGGCAGCGGCATCAAAGTGGACACGGCAATCGGTCGCTGGAAGTACGGCGGCAGGCCAAAAGGAATCAACTTTGACAAGGACGAGGTGGCGGCAAAGGTGGAAAAGTGGGCAACGGTTCGCGCCCCGAACGGCGGCACGGTGAACCTCCGCAATTTCCCGGCGGTGCGGGATGACAACGTGCTGGCGAAACCGCGCACGGGCACAAAAGTCGCGGTGCTGGATGACAGCGGAAACTGGTGGCAAATCAACGCAGAAGGCATCACGGGCTGGATGATGTCGGAGTTCCTGGTGCCGGACGGCGCAAAATCGCCCGCTCCTGCTGTTGATGTGGCGGCGCTGGTTGCGGAAATTGAGGGCAATGCCCAGCGCATCCTTACGATGTGCAAGGCGCTCAAGGGGGCGGGATGATATGGAATTAGCGAAAGTCATGGAAATCGCCCTCAGCAACCAGAAGAGCCTGACCGCGTTTGACGAGTGGGCAGAGGGCATTGAGCGGCGCGTTGTGGAATTGGAAAAGGGCAAGGACATCATGGTGGATGTGCGGATGGGCATCCATGAATTGACCATCTTCAATCGCACGCTGAGCGAACGGCTGCAAGAAATGAAGCAGGCGCTGGATAACATCATCGCGGAAAACAAGTTGCAGCATGGGGCGCTCGGCGACCGCATCAAGGTAATTGAGGACGCGCCGGGGGACAAGTGGAACAAACTATCGTGGATGTTCGTCTCGGCGCTGGTGGGGCTGGCGATTGGCTACCTGACGAAAATATTCGCACCGTAGAAAGGCGCGGCATGGGAATGCTGGTATTCGCCATTGGCATCGTCACGGGCTACCTCATGGCGCTCGTGATTGAGATAATCAAAAGGATGTTTTGGGGGGATTAAAATGGAAAAGATTAACTGGTTGCAGAAGTTTACCTCACGGAAGTTCTGGGCGGCTGTCGCCGCGTTTGTGACCGCCCTGTTGGTGTTTTTCAACGTGGGCACGGAAGACATGGAGCGCATTGTCGCGCTCATCGGCGCGTTTGGTTCGCTGATTGCCTACACCCTGGCAGAGGGCATGGTTGACAAAGCCAGGGTTGAGGGGGAGGTGGTCTTCATCCCAGATGATGATGAGCCTCCTGAACAGGAGTAACCTACAACCGAAAATATCCTGCGAAAGTAGGTTGCAAGCCGCTCTGAAAGGGGCGGCTTTTTTGTTTGCTCTGACCTACTTTGACCATTGCCCCTTGGTTGTACAAACAACTGTCAAAAAAATAAATTCAAAATTTTTAAAATAACTATTGCATTTATCGGAAATACTAATATAATGGGTGCTGAGAGGAGGTGAACCAATGAAGGACTGGAAGATTACTCTTGCCGCTGCCCGCGTTAATGCTGGGCTGACGCAGACCGAGGCCGCCGAGAAAATTGGCGTTTCGCAAATCACAATTTCCAACTGGGAAACCGGGAAAACAAGTCCCAAGATGAGCATCGTTCCGACAATCGCAGCCCTGTACAAGATTCCCGTGCATGACCTTTTATTTGTCCAAAAGTAATAGTTAAAAAATAAGGAGGAAACCACATGACCGCAACGAACCAGGCCACGCTCATCGCCCATCTGTTCAAGCGGGGATTCATGGCTCATGAAATCTGCGAGATGGCAAAGACAAGCCCAATTTTCACCAGGCACACGATTACAAGATTGTGCCAAAGCCCGGCGGTTGAATCACGGCACTACATCAACAGGAAGCGTAAAGTACACAAAATCACCATCGTGAACGATGACCCGCACTGGGAGAAGGTTGACCGCTTTGAGGAAGTAATAGGAGGAATCATATGACAGACCTAACCTACTCGCTGGACATGGCGCATGACACGGCCTTTGAGATTGACAACGATGTGACGGCTGACCAGATGCTGCGCGATGTCATCAAGAACAACCGAGAGCGCGACCGCCTGCTGAAACTGGCTGATGACATGATTGCGCAATACCAGGCGCAGAAGGCCGCAATTGCCTCCGAGTTTGAGCGCAAGAACGAATGGAACCTGATGGCTCTGCGCACCTACTTCAACAAGGTTGAGAAGCATGAAACCAAGACCCAGGCATCCTACCGCCTGATCTCCGGGAGGCTGGTGCAGAAGAAGCGCAACCCGGTTTATGCGTACAACGAGGAAGACCTGCTGGAGTGGGCGAAAGCCGAGGCACCGCAGTTTATCAAGGAAAAGACCACGGTGAGCCTTGATTGGGCTGAATTGAAAAAGGAACTCGTTGACAAGGACGGCTGGGGCTACTTCGGGCAGACGGGCGAGAAACTCCCCATCACGATTAACCAGCAGGAAGACCTGTTCGTGGTGGAGGGTGGCAAGAATGCTTAGGCGGCTGCTGGAAATCCTGACCGGGCGCGACCCCTGGACACACATGAACCCATACAACGCACACCAACGGACGATGATGGCGATTGACCGCCAAGAAAAGGAGGCTCCCTGGCTGAACAGCAGTTATCGGCAATGGAATCAAAAAGGCCGCTGATGGTGCGAACATCAACGGCGAGAACCAAGAACACACAAGGAGGATACCAGAAAATGCTGGAAAACGCAATGGTGCTTGGCGCGTGGCCTTATGACCAGGAATTTGCGCCTGAGCCGGAGAATCCTTGCCCCCACTGCGGGTGCGAAACAACCACAGAAGAATACGCAATCAAACACTCCTGGGTTTGCGAGGACTGCTTTGACAACTATGTCACCGGTCTGACCCGAACCGAAATCGCCGACCTGATGGGCATTGACTGGCGGGTGAAGTGAGGTGCTGAAAGCGATGTATTACGCGGCAGACGAGTATTACCTTGAGCCGGATTGCGACCTGCCCTTCATGGACTTTGAAGAGCCGGAAATGCCCGATGACGATGACGAGGAATAAGGAGGAACACATGGATAACTATTTCAAGGTGCTGAACGCGGTCGATTGCTCTGAAAAGACGGAAAAGAAGAATGGCCTGACCTATTTGTCATGGGCGTGGGCGTGGGGAGAGGTCAAAAAACTGCACCCGGACGCGACCTATACCATCTATGAAAACGCGCAGGGCTGGAATTACCACAGCGATGGGCGCACCTGCTGGGTCAAGACCGGGATGACGGTCAACGGCATTGAGCACATTGAGTACCTGCCTGTGATGGACTTCCGCAACGCCAGCATCAAGGCCGAGATGGTGACCTCCTTTGATGTGAATAAGGCAATTCAAAGGTCGCTGACCAAGGCTGCCGCAAGGCACGGCCTGGGTCTGTACATCTATGCTGGCGAGGATTTGCCTGAAGCGGCTGTTGAAACCACCCCGGTGCAAAGCAAGCCGATTGCCAAGGTTGAGCCGAAAGAGCCAGTCAAGGTGACCGCCGTTCAGCCCGATGTGCTGAAAAGCCGCAACGCTGAACTCAAGGCGCTGCTCAAGGATAGGAACAAGACGCTTGATGACTACAAGCGGGTAGCGGGCGAGCGCACCGCTTCCGGGATGACGGATGACGAGTACAACCAACTGCTCGTTGAACTGGTGGAGGCGTGGGCGTGAAAGGCCGTATCAAAGACCTGGGGTTCGGGATGATGGGTGACCTGACCGTCACCCTGTCCCTGCCCCGGCAGCACATTGACAGCATCAAGGCTCTGAAGGATTGCGACATAGAAGCCGAGATCAAGAAGTACCGCGAGAAACGGTCAATGTCACAGAACGCCTATGCCTGGTCGCTCATCACCAAGATTGCCCAGTCGGTCAACCCGCCGATGAACAAGGAAGAAGTGTACGCCGAGATGCTGAAACGGTATGGGCAGGGCGGGATCATCAGCGTACAGAAGGACAAGGTTGCAGATGTCATGAGGGCGTTTGACTATTACGTTCCCAAGGGCGAGGGGCAAGTCAACGGCAAGGAGTTCTTGCACATGATGGTGTATGTCGGTTCGTCACAATATGACACGAAGGAAATGTCAACGTTCATATCCGGCATCGTGGAGGAAGCGAAAGACCTGGGCATTGAGACCCTGACACCTGATGAGATTGCGAGGTTGAGGAATGGCTGATTGTTACTTTTGCTTGAGACCCGCAACGGATACTCACCACATCTTTCAAGGAGCGTACAAGAAAGCATCCGAACGGCACAACTTCATGGTTCACCTGTGCCGGGATTGCCATAACAAGGTTCACACGGACAAGACGCCGAGGGTTCTGCTCCGGCAGATGTGCCAGCAGGAGTATGAGAAGACCTTTACCCGAGAAGATTTTATTGAAGAGTTTGGGAGGAGTTATCTATGAGTTTTGACAGAATTGCTGAGCAGTACCCGGTTCTGTATGACCTGATGGGCATTGCGAGTCAAATGCTGTATCAGGACAGCATTAAGAAGCAAGTCATCTACGACTACATCAAAAGCATTTTAACGAAATTGAACCTGCCCTTGAGCGTCCTGCGGGATTATCGAGAGGTGATGGGGATGACAGTTTACGAGGAGGAAATAGCGTGAATAAGTTGATAATTATTGGGAACCTGGTGCGAGACCCGGAGAGCCGTAGCCTGCCGACTGGCGTGAACATCTGCACATTCACGGTGGCTGTGAACGGGCGGAAAGAGGATGACGTGCAGTTCTTCCGAGTGACCACCTGGCGACAACTGGCTGAGAATTGCCAGCGGTTCTTGAGCAAGGGCAAGAAGGTGGCGGTGGTCGGGAGTGTGAGATTGTCCACCTACACCACGAAAGAAGGGAAGCAGGGCGCGGGGCTTGAAGTGAATGCCGATGAAGTGGAGTTCTTGAGCCCGAGGGGTGAAAGCGTGGACACGAAAAGCGGCATGACGGTGGTGGACGATGACGACATGCCCTTCTAAGGAGGCCGCGGGCGATGGTACGACATCAGGAAGACAGGCTTTTACCTACACGCCGCCCACCGACAAGCAAAGCGGCATGATGATTGTTGAGGACGAAGATTCTCTGCCCTTCTGATAGACCAAGCCGTGCCGGGGCGGCAGGTGGTTTGACATCAGGAAGGTCGGGCTGTCGCTCCGGCAAGCAATAGAACGATTTATGAAGGAGGGCAAGTAGTTTGGCATTACGCGGGCAACCATATATTCCGCTATATGTTCAAGATTTCATGACTGATGAGAAATTGAACGAATGCAGCGCGGAAAGCACGGGCGTTTACATCAGGATTATGTGCGTGATGCATAAGTCGCAGGAATACGGAACGATTTTGCTTAAGCAAAAAGACAAGCAAAGTGGAAGCATGATAAGAAACTTTGCCTGCAAGTTGCAAAGGCAAATGCCGTATCAAGTTGATGTGATAGAGCGTTCGCTTGCAGAACTCGTTGAAGAAGAAGTCCTGACAATTGATGGCGATGTGCTGATGCAAAAACGGATGGTAAAGGACGGAAAGTTAAGTGAGATAAGGGCTTCCGCAGGCAGCAAGGGCGGCAAGACTGCGCAGGGTAAATCATTTGCTAGCGGTTTTGCTAAAGCAAAATCCAAAGCAAAAGAACAAGCAAAAGAACAAGCAAACACTGAATATGAATATGAATATGAAATTGAAGATGAAATTGAAGTTAAAGGTACTAAGAAGCGCATGACCTACGATGACCCTGGCTTCCAAGCGTTTTGGTCTGCCTACCCACGAAAAACGGCGAAAGCCAATGCACTCAAGGCCTTTGAGAAACTGAACCCGGATGATGACCTGATGCGGGTTATTCTCCGGGCATTGTTGCGTTGGAGCAAGTCTGCGCAATGGACAAAAGACAACGGGCAATACATCCCGCACGCCGCGACCTGGCTGAACGGCAGGCGATGGGAGGACGAACTGAAAGGCCAGGAGCCGGAGCGCAAATTACAAGTATTGAGTGACTAAGGAGGAGCAATGCTGCCGAATACGAAGCCATCGCAGGAGGCCTTGGGGTGCGCGATGATGGACGCAGGGGCGGCTGAAAAGGTGCTGGCCCTGCAATTGGATGATTTTGAGGGCATAGACCGGGAGGTGTTTAGCGCAATGAAAACGCTGCATTCTTCCGGGCAGCCTATTACATTGGTCACATTGGGAATGATGCTTGAGCAACATACAGACTACCTGATCGCCATATCAGGGGTGGTTACCACGGCGTTTGTCGACCATCACATCAAGGCTATTAAAGAGCGCGCGAAGCGAAGGAGGATTCGCGCTGCTGCGACCGAACTGTACAACGCGGCAAGCGACAACCTAAAAAGCCTGGAAGAGATAACAGCCGAGTTTTCAAGCAGGATTGACGGGCTGGCGGAGGTAGAAGGCGGCACGGTAAGCGCACAGGACGCGGTGATTGCGCTTGTGAATGAACTGGATACAAAGGACGAGAAGAAATCACTGACGGGCGTTCCCTTGCTTGACCAGTCGCTGGGCGGGATGAGTGGCGGGCGACTGTATGTCATCGGCGCAAGGCCCGCGACAGGCAAAACGGCTCTTGCGATTTCGGCGGCGGTGAGCACTGCGCCATATGGTCGTGTGCTGTTCTGCTCCTACGAGATGCAGCCTAGTGAAATCATGGGGCGCATCCTGGCGAGGTTATCGCGAGTGAACTCTCAAGACATCAGTTACAAAACCCTGACTGACGCGCAAAGGGTGAAGTTGGTACAGCACTACGGCCAAGCCGGGAGCCTGCCTATCCGGTTTGGAGTTAACTGTAGCACGCCTGAAAGGGTCAGGGCCGAGGCGTTGAGAATCAAAGACCTGCGCCTGGTTGTGATTGACTACCTGCAACTGATGACCAGCGGCAAACGAGCCGAATCAAGGCGGGTTGAGGTTGGGCAGATTTCCCGGGCGTTGAAGCAACTGTCCATTGAGTTAAACGTGCCTGTGCTGGCGTTGAGCCAGTTGAACAGAAATAGCGAGGGAAGCGCAAAGGCTCCAACCATGAGCGAGATGCGCGAGAGCGGCGATATTGAGCAAGACGCGGATGCCATCGTGCTGATGTACCAATTGCCTGATAGCGATGATTTCTCACAGGTATGCGAAGAGCAAGGGTTCAAGGCCGTGCGCATATTGCTGGATAAGAACCGCCAGGGCAAAAGCGGGGTGGCGATTGATACGGCCTTTGACGGCGCAAGCATGACATTCATATCAAAATCAGCGGTGATGGAGGCGCAAAAGTGACCGAAAATCAAGAACAAGCCGCCTTGTTTGAATGGGCGGAGTTGATCCAGGGGCGCTACCCGGAGTTGGCGTTACTTCATGCCGTGCCAAACGGCGGCATCAGGGACGGGCGCACGGCTGCCATCCTGAAAAGGACAGGTGTCAAGGCCGGGGTCCCGGACATCTGCTTGCCGGTGCCTAGAAACGGCTTTGGAAGCCTGTATATCGAACTCAAGCGCCGGAAGGGCGGGGCAGTGAGCGTCAATCAGAGGATGTGGTTAAACGCGCTCAAAACGGCTGGAAACAAGGCCGTGATTTGCAAGGGCTGGGAAGAAGCCCGGGACGAAATAATTAAATATTTGGAGGGAGCATGAAAAAGAATCTCAATTCTAAGAATCACGACCCAGCCAACCAATGTGTGACCTGCGGCTGTGCGATGCTAGAAGGCGACCATGTGTGTATAGGCTGCCGGACCGGCCGCGCGATCTACCCGCACGGCCTGAATGTGCGCGTGACTGATGCAAAGAAAATAAAATAATTATTGTAAACCTATTGCATTTCTTAGATAAGGCGGTTATAATGGGTTTATGAAAGGCAGATGGCCGCCATCGAGCGGGCGTGCATCCAAAAGGGCCTGCGGATCGGCGAGGTGGTGCGGGGGGATTCCACTAATCGGCGCAAATCTGTTCAAGCAAAAGTGCCGAAATCTGCACAGTGAAACAGCCGAAACTTGCACGGTAACGCAAGAACAGCCAATTAACTTTTGCAAAGTTAGAAGGGGGAATGATGACCATGCCTGACACAGAGGACTTTGACCGCACCGGCACGCCACATGTGGTGGTTGCCGTCAAAACGGAAATCGGCGGGAATTGCCAGCAAGAGTGCCCTAACATCATTAACGATTGGGAGGACAAGTAGGTGAAGCGAAAGTTTGAACAGATTAACGAGAATGACCGCAAAATGACTATCACGTCCGAGCGCCGCGCGTACATCTATGAATGCGCCATGCAAAACGAAGGCCCGGACGGGACGTTTAGCGACGAGGAATGCCTGCTGTGGGAAATGTTCCGCCACGCCTATGAGTACGGCAAAGGTGAGCGTGATGGCATATGGTAAGCGATAGGATGCGGGATTGGTGTAGTCGAAATGGGATTAAACTAACAGGGGGACGATGACCATGCCTGACACAGAGGACTACATCGTGTTTGACCGCACCGGCACGCCACATGTGGTGGTTGCCGTCAAAACGGAAATCGGCGGGAATTGCCAGCAAAGCGGAAACCGGGAGGTAGAAGGATGACAATTCGCGCCATGTCATACGCAGAATCCAGGCTTGAACATTTCAAGGCAACGAGAGAGAAACGAAAGAAAACGCTGAATTGGTGGAAGTATCAGAAACCGG